GTTCGCAAACTAGGGAATATATTACAGGGGACGCATACCAAAGCCTATGGCCATTACAATTAAAAAAAGATAGCCAGAGCCAAAAGAAATGGTACACAACTTCCGGCGGTGGTGTTTATGCAACCGCTTCGGGTGGGGCTATAACAGGTTTTGGTGCCGGTACCGGTGGGGCAATCATAATAGATGACCCTTTAAAGCCCGACGATGCCGTTTCGGACGTTAAAAGAGCATTTATAAACAACCGTTACAATACTACCATTAGGTCGCGTGTAAATAGCCGAGACGTACCGATTATCGTTATTATGCAAAGGCTACACGAAGACGATTTGAGTGGATATTTATTAGACGGTGGTAGTGGCGAAGATTGGCACCATTTAAAACTGTCTGCAATAGACAAAGACAATAAACCTTTATGGCCTAGCAAACATAGCTTTGACGAATTAGAAGCGATTAGGCAGGCAGACCGTTATACGTTTAGCGGTCAGTATATGCAAGAGCCTTCACCGCAAGAGGGTGGGGAATGGCGTAAAGATTGGTTTAATGTTATTAATAAAGCAGAACTTCCGGCAGACATACATTGGGAGATGTTTATTGACGGCGCTTATACAAAAGACACTAGAAACGACCCAACGGGAATACAAATTAGCGGTAAAGGTAAAGACGGCAATTTATACGTTCTTAAAAGCATAGATAAATATTTAGAGATGCCCGAATTAAAAAAGTTTATTGAAGCATTTGTAAAATCTTGCGGCGTACATATTCAACAAATATTAGTCGAACCAAAAGCGTCGGGTAAATCGTTAGTGCAATTATTAAGGCGCGAAACAAATTTTAATGTATCTGAATTAAAAACTAATTTTGTAAGGTATTCTAAAATAGAACGGGCTAGGGCTTCGTCGCCATTTTTAGAAGGTGGCCGAGTTTACTTAGTTAAAGACAATTGGAACGACGCATATTTACAACAAGTTAGCACCTTTCCAAACGCTAAACACGACGAACATATTGATGTAACAAGTTATTCAATTGAACGCAATTTAATTAAAGGCTTTTTTGTTGTGTAAAATTCGTATTTTTACAAAAAATTTTATTATAGATGGCTTCAATCTTAGACAGATTTAAGACGCTTATTACTAAACAAGCGCAAAACACCAATGTAAATTACAATAAAGCCCTATACAATTGGCTAGGTAATTCAATTATTTGGAACCAAGAAAATGACGACACTTACATTAAGGAGGGTTATCAAAAAAACGCAACGGTTTACGCCATTATTAATTTAATTACCAAAGCGGCGACTACTATTCCAATACAAGTTTACGAAGTTAGTAACGTATCAAACGCAAAACGTTATAAGTCAATGACTAGCGGGTATATGGATAGCAACGCAATGCACGCGGCTAACTTGCTTAGAAAGCGAGCGTTTACGGAAATAGAAAACACGCCATTACATAAACTATTAGAGCGCCCTAACCCCGCACAATCTTACAACTCTTGGCTTACTGAAATACTAAGTTTTGGATTGCTAACGGGTAACCGATACATTTATGGTATTGGCCCCGAATCCGGCGTTAATATGGGTAGATATACCGAAATGTACGTTTTACCTTCACAAAATATAGAGATTGTTAGTGGCGGAATTATGGAACCAGTGCAAGGTTATAAGCTACAATACAACGGAACGTTTGAAGCTTCGGCCGCAGATGTATGCCATATAAAAAACTTTAACCCCGACTACGATGGAACGGGTACGCATTTATACGGACAATCGCCATTAAGAGCCGGTTTAAGAACCTTAACTACAAACAATGAGGCGGTAACTACGGGAGTTAAATACTTACAAAACCAAACGGCTAGGGGTATATTAATGAGCGACGAAGGAGATATTAACGAGGTGCAAGCCCAACAATTAAAAGATAAATTTAGAAAGCAGCACCAAGGTAGTAACAATGCGGGAGACGTTATTATAACGCCTTCAAAACTTAGTTGGGTAAACTTTGGATTGCCGGCTACCGATTTGGCGCTTATTGAACAATACAATTCAAGTATAAAAGACCTTTGTAATATTTACAATATACCGGTACAACTTTTAAATAACACCGATAGTAGTACTTATAACAATACAAAAGAGGCAAAAAAGGCTTTGTATCAAAATGCGGTTATTCCGGAATTAGTAAAATTAAGAGACGAGTTAAATAGGTGGCTTACTCCTAAATATGGCAACAACCTATACATTGATTTCGATTTTAGCGCTATTCCGGAAATGCAAGAGGATATGGATAAGCTAGTAGCCCAATTGGGCCAAGCGTGGTGGGTTACGCCTAACGAAAAGCGCCAAGCTATGTATTACGGTAAAGACGAAAACCCGTTATTAGATGAGTATTACATACCCGCTAATTTAATGCCATTAGAAGTATCTATTCCGGAGTTAGAGAACCCCGCACCTATAAACCAATAATAAATGCTAAAAGCCGCAAAGGATAATTGGCAAAATGCTTTTGAACGCACTTTGGAAAATGCAGAGCGCGCTTCGGTTCGTGATTTTACAAACTACTATAAAACGGAAAGCGATAAGGCTATTGCGGTAGCATTACAAAAGGGTAGTTTAACCGAACAAGATTTATTGGGTGTATTTACTAGAGATGGATTTGCAAAGCGTTACGAGGGCTTATATGAGCGTATAGGAATGACTTTTGCCAATTGGTATGCAAAGAATTTCGATAAGTATTTAAAAAAGGGAGTTTCCTCAAATCAATTTCAAGAACCTTGGAGGGCCGCATTTAGAAATGAGGGGATATTGGTAGGCGCACAAAGAGTTAGTTTAGTGCAAGGAACGGCAAAAAAGACATTAATAAAAGTTTATAGGCAATTATCTAGCGACCCTATTTTCCAAGATTCGGGCGATGTTGTAAAAGCTAAAATGCTAAGACAACAATTTGATAAATATAATAAATACCAAGCCGAAAGGTTAGTAAGAACCGAAGCTACTAATGCGGCAAATGCCGCTACAATGCAAAGCGCTAAAGATATATTTCCCGGTGCGGATATGCAAAAGGAATGGATTGCGGCAAGTGACGAAAGAACAAGAGCGGCGCATAGGGAGGCTAACGGTCAAATAGTAGATTTTAATAAACCGTTTATAGTTAAAGGCGAAGAGTTAATGCGTCCTGGAGACCCTAGGGGAAGCGCTAGTAACGTTGTTAATTGCCGTTGTAGTATGGCGCCATTTCCAAAAGAAAACGCACAAACTATTAATATAATAGAGGAAATAGGTATTGGTATTGCCTTTGGAGCGGCACAAGAACTAATAACCTAAAATTTAATATCTTTACAAAAATTTTATTATTATGATGTTATATAAAGCATCGCCTATTGGAGATTTAATTGATGCCGACGANAAAGCCGGTATTGTTAAAGGGTATGGTTCTGTTTTCGGAAATATAGATTCGGACGGGGATATAATTACCAAAGGCGCTTATACAAAAACAATAAAAGAAAACGGTTCAAGAGTTAGGTATTTGTACCAACACAATATGGATTGGCCGTTAGGTAAAATGATNAACCTTTACGAAGATGAAAAGGGTTTAGTATTTGAAGCCGAGATTCCAAAGACTAGATTGGGTAAAGATGTAACCGAATTAATTAAGGCGGGCGTTATAACCGAAAATAGTGTTGGAATATTGCCAATAAATAAAGCAATGGTAGGTAATAATCGCGAAATAAGAGAAGTTAAACTTTTTGAAATTAGCGCCGTTACATTAGCCGCAAATGACCAAGCGCTTATTTTAGACGTTAAAGGTAACGTTGATATTGATAAAGCCGCACAAAAATATGATAACCTAGCAAAGCTAATTCGTAAGGGCGATATATCCGACGAGTTAGGCTATGCTATTGAAGCNGAACTTTACAANCTAAAATCTTTATTTGTAAATGCCACAGAGCCGTCTGTTGAGGACACTTTGCCGGAAACAAAAAACGAAGATGTTAGCGAAGTATTGAAATATTTGTATAACAGTCTTAAAAAATAAATTAAAATGGACGAAAATTTAAAATCGCAGTTAGATAATATTTCTAACGAAATTGATTCAAGAATTGAAAAGGCTTACGGACAGGCTTTAGAAAGCGCTACCGGAAAAGCTGACGAAATGATTAAAGGCGAGGTTACTAACCTTGTAAACAAGTTCAACGAACTTAACGAAAGATTAGACGCTAACGAAGTAGCTGCTAAAAAACGTTTTGAGGCTAATAGACCAGCTTCTTTTAAAAACGGATTATCTGACGCATTAAGAAATGGAGCAATCGAAAGCCTTGTAAAAGGTGGTTCTCGTTCTGCTTCTTTTGAAATTAAAGCGGATATGACAACCGGCGCTGACTTTTCTGGCGAGGTTATTCCTGCTCAAAGAGTTGCTGGGTACAAATTTGACCCAACAAGACCTGTACACGCTAGACAATTAATTCCACAAGGTTCTACTGCTTCCGATGTAGTAAGATTCGTAAAAGAAAGCGGATATTCTAACGGTGCTGCACCGGTTGCAGAAGGCGCTACAATGGCACAATCTGATTTCGATATGACTGCCGCTGACGCTAACGTAAGAAAAATTGGTACTTACTTCCGTATTTCAGAGGAGATGCTGGCAGACACGCCACAACTTACTTCTTATTTATCTGCAAGAGCGCCAGAGAAATTATTAGAAGTTGAGGACACTCAAATTTTAAGCGGTGCTGGTACAGGTTCTAACTTGTCTGGTATTATTACTGATGCAACTGCATTTGCTGCTGGTGGATTCGCTGGAGCGGTAGAAGCTGCTAACGAATTTGACGTATTAACTGCTGCATTAAACCAATTAGCGTTATCTAACTACAACGCTGATTACATTATGCTAAACCCAACGGATTTCCACAAAATCTTATTATTGAAAGGTTCTGACAACCACTATATTAAAGATTCTGTTTACGCTGGATTGCAGCCTACTTTCTTAGGAGTTCCTGTTGTAATTAACACGGCTATCCCTTCTGGCGATTACTTAGTAGGTAACTTCGGAATGGGTACGCAACTATGGGTTAGAGATAACGTGTCTGTTGAGTTCTTTAGAGAAGATGGAACTAACGTAAGAGATGGTTTCGTTACCGTAAGAGTAAGCGAGCGTGTAGCTTTAACTAACTACTTGCCAAACGGTTTCGTAGCTGGAGATTTTGCAACTGACAAAGCAGCTTTAGAGACTGCCTAATTAGTTACTAAATAACAAACTAAACCCTAGCTTAACGGCTGGGGTTTTTTTATGCCTAAAAAATAAATTAAAAATATTTTTGCATTTTGTTTGTAGAATTAAAATATTTTTTTAATTTAGCAGTATAAACAAAAACAAATAAAATGGAAAATTTAAAAAAATTATTAAAAGATGGTCAAACTATTATCTTTGATAGCGAACAATTTAATGAGAGAACTCAAACAGATGATTTTAGAAGTGCCGAATGTAGTTTTAGAAATGAAGCGACAAATACTTGGGCAAATGGTTTTGAAATACGATTTAATGGTGCTTTTTTTAAATTTAAAACATTTAATGCTTTTGAGAAAAAACTAAACCAATTAAAGTTTGATTTTAATTTAGATTTAAACGAATTAGAAACAAAAGCAATTAATTAATAATACTAAAACTTTGATTTATATAAAAAAATTAAAGAAGCAGCTAAAGATTTTAAAGATTTAAAAGTTTCAGAAAGACAACTATAAATAAACTAACTAGGGGTCTAACGGCCCCCTTTAAATAACCAACCTATGGACGAAGTATTTGAGCATTTAAACGACTGCATTTATTTAGCCGATATTTCGGACAATGCGCTGGTCAAAAACAAACTAACAAAAGTTAGAGATTTACTAATTAGAAAAATAGAAATAGAATATGAGGAATTTAGCGGTCAATTATAGAGGCGTTATTTTAGCCATTGAAGGCGAGTATTACGAAGGCGAGGAACGCTCGTTTGATTACCCCGGAAGCGGACACGAATTTGAAATATATCATATTTTTGTAGGCGACGTAGATATATACGATATATTAGAAACTCAACAAATTTATGAGTTGGAAAAATTATGTATTGAAAAAATAAATTTAATTTAGGTTATGAAAAATTTAACAAGTGAAAAAATAGGCAACATTATTATTTTATTTATGGTTGCCGGATTATGGTGGGTAAATACTTTTATAAATTTTAATTGGTATAGTTTTAC